GACTTACGTTGTATATACTGTTATTATACACTATAAAAATTTATAGTGCAACTTAGTGACTTAAATTAAATGTAGGATCTAAATATTTAGGATCTTCCACTTTCATTATTACTTGATCATCATANAANAAAATCATCTTAACTTCTTTATATTGTATNTTTTGACCAGCATGTTTTGCGTAACAAATNTAATCTCCTTCTTTACACCAAGGTCCTTTAGGAAATTTATCTGTATCGTTGTAAGCAAGATTACCCATTTTAATAACTTTACCTACAGTTGTTAAATAAGACATATCTTCTCTTGTTGAGTTTGGTATTATTATACCACCTTTAGTTGTTTCTTTTACTGAGACAGGTCTTACGAGTACATGAAAACCTGGAAGTTCAGGAAGGACATCTGGAGTAGCTTCGTCTTCTTCATTTGTAATCCATATGTCGTTCTTTATAGTGTTACCTAAATGTGCCTGTTGCATTAGTCATCCTCTTCATCATACATACTTTTCTTTATTATGTTTGTTAAATTATTACGAGACCATTCAATGCCTTGAATAAGTCCTACGAGCTGTCTATAGTGAGCAAAATCTTCTGCTTGACCACTAGAGACAGTTATTCTTAGTTTATCGAGTTCATTATTATATTCTTTAATGACCTCATCCCATATTTCCATATGTTTAGATTAAATCTCTGCACACGCATAGCAGTTAATTTCTAAACCTACAGCTACTTCTTTTATAGTTGGTGATTTCCACATGTTATATTCCTCTCTATATTATATTATTAATTAAGCTGCAAAAGCAAATGCACCAGTTACACCTGTTTCCATAGGTTTGAAATTATAATTGATTGTCCACTTGCCTTCTTCTACACATGTAAAGTATATATAAGAACCAATACTAAATAAGTTAGTAGCAGCATTAGCAGGAGTATAAACTAAATTAGTTTCACCTGCTGTTGATGAATCAAAAGTAACAGCACTACTGCCTCTTGATTCTATCACACTACCTGTTTCCCATACATCAGAACCTGCACAGTTAAAAGTTAATGTAGCTGTTCCACCAGTTGTATCTACTGATTGAGCATGTACTACTACAACCCCTACTGTTGCTGCTGGTAATGTTGTTGTTTGTGCTGCAGCTCCTGTAAAAGGATTAACATTAATACCTGCTACATAAGTTACATTAGTTGCAGTTGCTTTAGCTGTTGCACTTAAACCAGTTAAAGATGGTGTCAATTCTGTAATAACAGTACCATCTATATTAAGATTACCTGTTGCAGTTATACTACCACTACTGGTAATACCACCATTAGTACTAACAGCAAAGTTTGTAGTAGCTACTCCGTTTGATAAGGATATCTGTTTGAATCCTCCTTCAGACCTAATAGGTCCACTAAATGTTGAGTTTGCCATATTTTCCTCCTTAGAAAATTAAACTTATCGTCTTGGCTTGTCTGCTAGGGCAGTCGATAAGCTAGTTATAAATCCCTAGTAAAATTATGAATTAGTTAAAGAATCAGGATCGCCTCGTAGAACATCTCTTTTGTCAAAGCCTGTAGCATCTCTTGCTATAGGATCTCCAAAAGTATCTCGTCCATTAGGAACATGATCATTTATACCAAATTTATTTTTAGAGTTATTATCTTTAACTTCTGAAGAACCATTCTGTAATCTAGGTGATCCTGCTCCGTCATTAGGATAGTGTACTCCTCCATATTGTGGCATCTTATTTCTCCTCGTTGTTAGTTATATTACCCATTTCTTGCATTAACTGTAATGCTAATTGTGCTTTATCTTTTTCTTCTTGTTTTTCAGTTTTATCTATATCTTGTAAACCTTTTATATTTGCTGTCTGTCCTTTTAGTTCTATAGTAGCTTGACTAGCTGCTGACTGACTTAAAAGTTTTTGTTGTTCTAATTGTATTCTTTCTTCTTCAATAGCCATCTTAGCCATAACATCCATTTGTTTTAAAGCTTCTCTACTTGATCTGTCTTCATCACTTTTCTTAACTCTAGCTGATATATTAATACCTGCTGTTTGAGCATCAATCATTTGTTGTTGACGTTTTAATTCAAGCTCTTGTGTTTTCAAAGCCATCTCAGCATTTTCTGTTACAACATCAAGTTTTAGTTTTTCTCTTTCAACTTCTACTCTTGCTTGTTCTAATGCAACCATTTGTTGTTCAGGTGATTGTGCTCGACCCATTTGTTGATTTGCATTTAAAACTTCTTTAGCTGCTGCAGCCATTACAGCTTCAATGCCTGATGGAGTTCTTTGTTCTGGTGGTAACTGTTCTACCATTACTCCAGTAACACCACTCATTTGTTCTTGGTACTTCATGATTGAATGTTCTTGTACATTGGCTTCAAGAACTGGACGCAGTCTTTGCATAATAGGATTAGCACCATTTGTAGGATCTTGTAAGTATGCCATCTTTACTTGGATATGTGCATCATGATTTTGTCCTGGGAATGCTGCAATAGGTAAACCTTTAGTTGCTCCCATAATATCAGACACAGGATCCATAGGTTGTGGTTTTGGTTCTTCTGGTAAAATCTCTTCTAGATTAGGCATGTTAGCAGCATTAAGTATTGTTCTGTTTAATGCCTCAAGATTAAACATACCCGGTGGAGATTGTTGAGCCATTTGTAATGCCATGTTTGCTAACATCATTCTATGAGCATTACTTGGTATGTTAGGATCACTTACTGGTACAACATCTACAGTACCATCAAAATCTTTTTTGAAAATATTTCTACTTTCATTTGGAACATCATATGGATATTCTGCTGGTAAATAATCATAATCTATTTGTGCAATAATTTTAAACTCATTACGTTGAGCTTTATGTAATCGTTTATGGATTGCTGAAAAGAATTTACTAGAAGCTTCTATTAAAGCCATAGTAGTTCCTACAGGTCCATAGGAGGCAGCATCAGAAATTACTTGTTCTGTACTGTCTGCAAACTTCTGTCCAGCAGTAGTTACAAATTGTAGCATGTTGTATAGGGTTTGGGAAGGCTCTTTATAAGGGAGAGGGATAATAGCCTTTGAGAGATCTATACCAGTTGCTTCAACCTCCTTAAATTCACCAGGAGCAATGGGTTCGTTATCTCCGACCATCCTTACTCCTTTAGCCTTAAAACCTCCAGGTAAATTTGAAAACTGTCCAGCATCTACAAGATTACGCATTGCTGCGGTAGCTGTCATAGTTAAATTACCTAAGAAGTGTATTAGACCAAGACCATAAAATCCAAATCCAGGAACAAATCTGTAATGTACGAAATGGATTCTTTTTTCTTTTTTGGAATCGTTAGGTTCGTAATTTCTACGAATGCTTAATATCTGTCTTGATTGTTCTTCAACTGTTACAATGTAAGGAGCAAATTCTCCTTCTTCTGTGCTATCATCTGGAATATCTAATTGAACATGTTGTTCTAATAAAACATACTGTGGATCAGCACTACCTGTTGAAGACAGTCCAAGTATAGTATCCATCTTAGATGCAAAAGAAGTAGCTGTTGGATTACCTGCTTCTGGCAATTCGATATCTGAATAGATTCCACTATCTAAATCTCTTTGCATGTCAATAGGATTTTTATAAATAATGTGTGTGTATCTATCAGCCTTACGTAGATCAGAGGCATAGTAAGATACATAGAACTGATCAATAGGAACAAATTCTGATACAGGTCTTTTTAGATGTTCATCATAGTAAACTTTTTTAAAGGCAGAACCTATCAATGGTAAATGAAAAAGCATTCTTTCAAACTCATCAAAGTATTCTGGCATCTGTTCAGTTAACTGGTAGTTCATAAAGTTTTGAACACGATTAGCTTGTTCTTGTTTTTCAACAGACTGCGTACCTAGCAGTTGTGCTTTAACAGGACCACCAGCAGGAAAGAGTTCTTGTGAAGCTTTTGCTTGGAACTTAACTGCAGATTCTATCAGCAGGGGGTGAACTGCAGTACACGCACCTTCAAAAGGCTCACTAGCATCTTCTAGTTTTAATCCTAATAAATCAAATCCTCTTTCAAACATAGATTCCCAATCACCTCGAGAGTCTTTATCAGCTTGAAAGTTATCAAGTACTTCATTAGAAATAAATGTTAACGAATCATCATCTATGTTATCTGCAATATTACCATACCATTCTTCGGCAGATACTTCTTCTTGAATTTCTGTAGACTGTTCAAAATTAACAATGACTCCCCCATCATCATCTAATTCAAAAGTTGTTTCACTTGTGCTTGTTTCTTCAACAGGCTCCATAGGCACTACACTTGGTGCATCCTGTGGTATCATGTCAAATGGATTCTTCTCTGTAGCCATTATATAAATCTCTCCTTTATATATTTATATCTTTATTATATCACTAAACTCGCCAATATGCAACTCTTTTTTTATTTTTTTTATCTTCATCATCAAAATAAGGATCTTCAGGGTGTGTTAAGTGCCATGATTCTTTCATGTAATGTATTGCCATAGTCATGGCATCCACTTGGTCATCATGTGCTGCATTAGGAAACTGTAACATCTCTGTAAGTAAATCATCTGCCCAAGGTTTATTACTTGGTATCCAAACTTTTCCTGTTTCAATCATAGGGGAGGCGGCATAAACTCTACTAACTTTATCTCTGTCAGGTGTATATTCTTGTACAGGCAATCCAGATCTACGCATGTCCTGTATTAACGATTGTCCTGATGCTTTTTTTTCTACAATACAAACATCTGGTTTAAAATCATCATACAATATTTGTGATAATCTACGTAGTTCAGGATACTCGTACCGACCTCGCATATTTCCTAAGAGAATCATGTTTGGTGAATAGCTTTCATAGCCTAGAGCATCTTCATCATACATGGAAAAGATTCCCCATGTTTGAATAACACTATAATCTGCTGTAGTTTTTGTAGAAAAGGCTGTATCAAAAGTTTGTATTATAAAATCACAAGCTGGTGGATCTTCAAACTCCCACCATTTAATCCAATTCTTTTTTATTAAACCTCCTTCGTCTGGTGTAGGATTCTGCATGTATAATGCATTCCAATATCTACTACCATTTGAAGCTTTAATTTCATTTTCATCTATACGTAAATACTCATCTGGCTTCCATTCAGGAAAGTATGAAGAACCTTCTGGTAACTGTAACAGTTCTGCAGCTTCTTCATCTAGCCATGCAGGTATGCGAATAACTTCCCAAGGTATTGTTTCGTATTCAGAGTTCTCTTCTTGTTTTAATAACCATCCACAAAGATCATCATAATGATATCTTGTATTAATTATTAAGATAGATCCATTAGGCATTATACGAGTTCTTAGCCCTGCTGGATACCATTCTTTAATATATCTTCTTCCTGCATCTGAGTATGAATCTTCTTCGGACATGACATCATCAAGAATTGCGATATGTGCTCCTCGTCCTGCAATCTGTGATCTAACTCCAGCAGCATAGTACGTTCCTCCCTGGTTAGTTTTCCACTTTCCTGCAGCTCGTACATCTGATCGTAGGGACACTCCCTTGAAGATATCTTGAAACTGTTCAGTCGATACGATATCTCTGACACTACGTCCAAAATCGCTTGATAACTGGTCACTATGAGAAACTGTAAGTATTTCATGTTCTGGATTCCTTCCTATGTACCATGCAGGAAACAGTTTAGAACAGATAACAGACTTTGAAGATCTTGGTGGTAGAAATACCATTAACCTTTTAATCTCACCTGCTTCTAATTGTTTTAATTTTTTTGATATAACCTCAATATGTCTGCCCATCTTCCAATCAGATATCAATGTAGGTGCCACAAGCCCTACAAATTTAAGGAAATCATGTTTAACATGGTGATCAACATAATTATCCGTCATTAGTTTGGCAGTCATGAGTGGGGAGATAGGCTCTATTTCTGTATCCATAAACATAGTATAACATATTTATTTTATTAATGCAAGAAAAATATTACTTACAAGACTTTTAAAGTCTTTATAGTATTATATATATATATATATATTATATATATTATATTATTATATTAATATAT